ATGGACTCCAGAGGCATATCCAGCGGTATTAGGACCTTCTGCATAAACACCTACATATACTCTGTCTCCACGCTCTAGATATATACCTCTGTTTCTAATTGGTTGGCCGGCATTCGCATCGCCTGTAGAGGAGGCAAACGCAGAGTGAACGCCGGGAGTGGATAGATGAGGCATAACATCTGAACAATCCACACTATGAACTCCAGCAGGTACTTTCTTAGCAAATAATAATTTATAATCTCCAGAAGCAGGTATTGGAGTTGTTGTTCCACGAGACTGATAGAAAACAAAAGTTACTTCAGGTTGTTGTCCATAATTAACACCCTGATAAGTAAATCCTTGAGCAAGACTTCCAGAATAATTCAAAGCTTTTAAAATACCAGTTAAAGTAGTTGCTCCTGTATATGTATAGTGACCATACTGATAAGTGTTACTTGCAACAGTTGCTTGTGTAGGATCTTCCATAAAAACAATCATTCCACTAATTAGCGAAACAACTGAATCTTTATTGGTAGCATTCAGTGTGAAATCATTACTACGATAGTAATCATTTCTGGTTATTAAAATTGAATCAATTACACCACCATCATTATTATCTTCACTTAATGCTGCGTCCATATCTACCAAGATAGAAGGAGCTTGACCACCTTGTACGAATAGAGTATTGGTTGCCTGACTTCCTACAGTCTGTGTAGTAACTCTTACAGAATCAAATAATGGGCGGTCAACCAATAGTGGTTGTTTATTAGTCGAGGTAGATGCCACTTTTTCTTACACTGCTTTTTTACTTATTATAGCGTCTATCACTTATCTCATCTCCAATTTTCAGCTAAGTGCATACGAGATCCAACTGCGGTATCTGCTGGACCCGGTAAAGCTTGTATAAATTCAGCACCTGATCGCTCATATCTATATCTAGCTTGCATTGGATCTTTATAATTAGGTACGTATAATATCCCTGCTAATCTATTTGTTTCATATAAATATATCTCACTCCATATCTTTAAAGCATCTTTAGCATTACTGGAACGAATAGTTCTATCAACGTCACCAGCAATTGTCTCTAATCTTGTAGAAGGTGTTGATGCTACTTCTGTTTTCTTTTCAGCAGTATCACATCTTCCAATTTGAATAATAATCTTATCGTTAAAGAATGAATCTGGGATAGTATTCATAGCTTCTTCCAAACGGGCATAATCACCTGCTGGTACAGAAACTGTGAAGTATCCTAAATGATACCTAACTCTACTTTTATCGAAGTCAGATAGTTCCACACTTTATTTACGTTATTCAATAATTATACTCGGATTAAATTAGCAGCAAAAAGAGAATCCCAATCTACCCTCTTTATTTGTCTAAGCTGTTCAAGATTCGCAAACTTCTCACCCGATAAAGACATTTGTAAATCTTTTATCTCTTTAGCTGTCTTCAAACCTATCCCCTTTACATGATCCGCAATCATTTGTGCTGTTGCACCATTTATATTTAATCTAGTTTCGGGAGGGAAAGATCGAGGCTCTTCTTTTGCTGCCTTGTCTTTTATTTGTAAAGTTTTGACTTTTGTAGTAGCGGACTTATCTAAAATTAATTCATGGTCAAAGGCGGTAAAGATTTTACCGTCTTGATCTTCAACCATGAAATATTCGCCATCTTCGTAGCTGCAAACTTTTTTAACTCTCGCACCTGTTTTTTTGTGCTGATAAAGCATAACTAAGACCAAGTAATATACCTGATCTTAGTTTACCTCATTTAGCTAACTGTGCGACCTATGATGTACTGCTCAATGTCATTGTACTGAGGAGCTTCATCTGGTTGGATGTAGCATACTTCACATACAATGTATCCTTTTTTATTAGCATCTACATCTGCATCGGATAGGTAGAAACCATTACCAGCGGAAGTAGCGTTAGCACCTGCTTTACTAAATACTTTGTAAGTAGTTGCAGCAGTGATTGACTTATAAGCTACGCCTGGATGTAATGCACCACCAGCAGCTGTACCAGAAGCTGTAATGAATGGGTTACCACTGAAACCTTCAACGCCAGCAGCGAAGAAGATAGCACCAGATCCACCATCACCTGTTCCATCTACTGTTGATGTGATGTTTGCCTGAGCACATCCTTCTGCAAGACCAGAAGCTGCTACAGGTGAACCACCATTACTACGTCCGAATGAGATTGCGTCACCAGTTGCGGCATAAATACCAGAAGCAACACGACCATCCCAACCAGATGCAACAGATACTGCAGCACGATAAACATAAGAAGGAAGAGTTGAACTACCTGAGATCACCATTCCTGTGATGTCTGTACGTGTATCGTCATTTCTATAAGGTGAAGGAACGATAACATCTGCTGATGAAACCTTTCCACCTACCTTACCTGTGATCTGTGCATAACCACGTTGTTGAAAATATCTATAACCTGGAACTGCGAGTACAGAAGTAGGACCTCCTACACTCTTGTCATTAGAGCCACTATCGGTAGTATCAACATTTTTGTACCAACCGTTAAGAGCCTCTGTAAAGTTACCAGGGTAAATTTTCTTAGCTGATAAATAAGACATTTATTTCTCCTTTAATTTTACTTATTTTATTTAATTACTAGATGCTGCCGTCATCTGATACGAAACTAAATGCTGTTGTAACGAAATCTTTGTTTAGACTTTCGAAACCAGCGTATAGCTGCCAGATAAGTATGATAAAGCGACTGAAATCGTCGTTGTTGTTAATTAGCACCTGTGCGTTAGGTCCACCGATTCCAACACCAATTGCTTGTGGTCCGAAGAAGAATCCTTGAGCAACTTCTCTAGAAGCATAAGAACTATTGTCAAAAGTAGCTGTTATGTTCTTAGTTGGGAAGTTTGTAGACTCGAAGAATTTAACACCTTCAAACTGTACGCCTGTTGGCATCACTGGTTCACCTGCAAGGAAGTAAGCTTGTCCAGCTTGAGGTCCTTGGAAGAAACTAGCGTTGTTAGGAATCATAGGATTACCCATGTACATTCCTTGGCCAGGAGCACCAGCGTAACGTGCGATTTCTCTGAAGTCGCTGTCACGACGTAAGTGCATCATGAATGTTGGATCAACTAAGCAACGATATAAACCGTCTGCATATGTTGGAACGTTTCTCTTACGTAAATCTTTAACAACAGTTAATAGGTCAGTTTTTACTGAGAACTGTTGAATCTGGTTACCATATTCTGTGGATGTATATGCAATACGTCCAGAAGAATCTTTTGTTTTTCCACCAGCGAAGAAATATCCACCTTGTGTAGAGGATGCTGCTCCGTTAGTTTCTGCTTTTGCAAGCTCGTCGATGAAGACTCTATCACGCCACCTTCTATAGTCATCTAAAAGAGTTAGAGAGCCAATAGACTGGTGAAACATATTTAAGTTACCAGTATCTAAAAGAAGACGCTGTGCTGTAACTAGAGTTTCACGAGCAATTTTAAAGGTACTTGGCTGTGTAGTATCACCTGGATCTGCAGGACCTGTGTACTCTTTAAGTACTACAAGTACCTTTTCCTTTGTGATGTTACGGCTATTTGCTGTACCAATAGTTTGATCGGCAATACGCTCTCTAGAGTCTTTAGTACCTGGTGATCCCCAGAACTTGTATCTATCTAGCTGAACCGTTTGCCCGGGTTGGCGTGAAAAGTCGTGTACCACTACTGGTTCAACGGCCATTTCAGCCACGTATGCTGGATGGGGCCTATATAGCTCCGCACCTAGAATCTTTGGAAAGTCATTATCAATGAACACTTTGCTTTATCCTCCAAAAAGCGGCAGTAAATGTTTTATCGGGTAAAAGAGTTAGACGTTATTTCCGTCCTATCTATAAATTAAATTTTAGCAGTACATAATTTTTTACAAAAAGAAGTATGCACTGCTACAGAGCTAAGCCCTACTCCATTACGAATAATTTATTCTGTACGGTGTTTGGCTGTGCTTGGTTAAGCATTCTCCATGCGTTCTGTGGGTCACGAGACATAGTGTCATTAAATGAACCCCAGAAATTTTCTGGTTGCTGTGGTGCAGCTGCCTCTGGAGGTGCTGGGAAGTTTGTTCCGTCTGTTGTAGCAGAAGTATTAGTTCCGTTAGCTACTGGAGCTGTTGGATATCCTTGTGTTTCTAACTGCTGCTCATTCTCATAAACAGGACATGGTCCTTCTGGTCCAAAGTACTTAAGTGTGTAATCACTCAATACGTCTGGGTTAGTAAGAATTTCGTTGTAAGCAAGATTCTCTTGATGCTCTTGTACAGCGAAATCTGCATATCCTTTTATTAATCCTTGTGCTTCGTTACCCCACTGAACAGCACTATCTAGCATTCCTTCTAGATTTAGGGCGTACTGATTTAGCACGGCGGGTGCCTCTACCCCGAACGCGTCCATCACCTGTCTGCTCTCTGGACTCATTCCTATTTGTGTCTGGATTGCGTCTAGCTCCGCTGCTGAGAGAGTCGAGGAGGTTTGGGAAGAGTTGGCCGAGGATACCTGG